ACATTGTAGATCAATTTACTTTAGACAATGGGCAAAGAACACATTTTTATGATTTTAGTAGATTAATAAGAATAAAAGACTCTAGAGAACCATCTGGAAGACTCAAAATTATTTTTGACCATTTTGTTTTTGATTCTACTGATGATGGAGATTTGGTAGCAACAAATAGTTATCCACCCACACTATCTAAGAAATTTATTCCATTTTTCAATGGACTAAGAAATACTGATATAATTGACATTAGACCAAGAGTTAGTGATTATGATCCAGCAACTTCAATAACAAGTCCTTTTGAATTTGTCACTAGAGATTTTTACACAGCAGAAAATAATCCTGTTCAAGTGCTGTCTCCAAATGAAAATTTTGTATTTGACTATGATTTCTATCTTCCAAGAACTGACAAAGTTACTTTATCTAAAAATGGTGAGGTAAGCATTTCTCTCGGAACTCCAAGTGAGACTCCAATAGCACCAATTATTTCTGATGAAGTTCTAGATGTTGCTACTATCATAGCAAGTCCATATGTTTATGATATGAGCACTGATGTAAAGATTGTATTGAAAGATAATAAGAGATACACTATGTCAGATCTTAGATCTCTTGAATCTAGAGTATCTAATTTGGAATTTTATACTTCTTTATCATTATTAGAATCTGCTACTCAAAGTTTATTGATTACTGATGAAAATGGATTGAACAGATTTAAATCTGGAATTTTTGTAGATGAGTTTAATAACTACAGCACTTCAGATGTTAACAATTTAATTTACAATGCTGAGATTAGCAATAGAACACTAACTGCTGTTAAAGATCAAGAAAAAATAAACTTATCTTTGTATTCAGCAGATAATTTAACTCCATTCTCAAATATTAACATTTCAAATACTAGTTCAAATAATGTAAAAATTGTTGGTAATACATTGTCTTTGCCTTTTACTGAGACTGTACAAACTAATCAACCTTTTGCAAGTAAGGTTGTAAATGTTAACCCATTCAATATTATTACTTGGTCTGGAGTTATAACTTTAAATCCACAAAAAGATACTTGGACAGTAATTAAACGACAAACAATAAATGTTAGAGGTGGTGGTGGGTCCAGAACAACAACATCTACCAGTTCAATCCCCTTCATAAGGACAAGAAACATTTCTTTCCAAGCAGGTAGATTGAAGCCCAATACAAGATTTAAAGTTCTTTTTGATAAAAAAGACTTAACATCAAATACATTAAAATCAACTGTATTTCCAAAATTACTTGAAATTGATAGTAATATTGGGTCTTTCCAAATTGGTGAAACTGTAACTTGTACTGGAAGTGATTCAAAAATAAAATCTAGATTTAGAATTTGTTCACCAAATCACAAAACAGGACCAATTGATTCTCCAACTGCAGTATTTGCAAGAAATCCTTATAGTCCTTCTAGTGGCATTTCAACTCAATATGGAACTCAGTCAACATTCTTAAACATTGACACTGAAACTATGTCCAGAGAGGACACAACTGGTTTGTGGGGTAAAATTCAGGTAGGAGATACTCTTAAAGGATTGACAAGTAAAGCAACTGCCAGAGTTGCTAACAATAGATTAATCACAAATGAAGAAGGATATTTACTTGGTAACATTTGGATAGATGAAAATGATCAGTTTAAAACTGGAAGAACTCCAGTTGATTTTGTGGTAGAAAATCCAACTCCAAAAGTTCCAGGAGAAATTGAAGATAGCACTGGATCTTCTACTTATGTCACAGAAGGCACTCTGACTACAATAACTACAATTAATTATTATGATCCAATAGCACAGACATTTGTAGTTCAAGAGGAGAATGGAATTATTCCAACTTCAGTGGATGTTTACTTCTACACTAAAGATCCTGCTATTCCTGTTGAACTGCAAATTAGAGAAGTCTCTTTAGGAACTCCTGGTGGAACAGATAAGATTGTTCCAGGACTGAGAAAAATACTTTCATCATCTCAGATTAATACCAGCAATAATGCTAGTACAAAAACAACCTTTACATTTGATAATTTAGTCAGACTTCCTGCAGGAGAATATGCCATAGTTCTTTTATCAGATTCTAATGAATATAATGTTTGGGTCTCTGAACTTGGTGCTGAAGATATTTCTACCAAAGATCTTCCAGCTGCAAATAAAATCTTTATCACAACTCAACCATCTTTAGGTGTTCTTTTTAAATCTCAAAATGGATCAACTTGGGTTCCAAGTCCACTTGAAGATTTAAAATTTACTTTAAATAAAGCAAAATTTAGCACTACTGGAGGAACTGCAAGATTCTATAACACAACTGATTACACAAGATCTATAGAAAACTTGCTTCCAAATAATCCAATCACAGCTATTTCCACTTCAGGAACTCCAAATTCAGGAAGACATATATTAGTCTTCCATCCTAGACACAACATGCATTCTGCTAATAGTAGAGTTGAAATTACAGGAATTGAATCTGACACCCTTCCTTCTGTTTTACAAGTTGCTTATGCAAGCACAGAAACTTCTGCAATTACAGTTGCAAGCACTGCAACATTTGCTACTTTTGAAGGGGTAAACGTAAGTGTTCTAAATCCAGGTTACATTCAAATTTCTGATGAAATTATTAAGTATGAAAGTGTTGGTGTTGGTCAATTGACCAACATTACAAGAGGAGCATATGGATCTGTTCCACAATCTCACGCTGCTGGAGATTTTGTCTACAAGTATGAATTTAACAATGTTTCTTTGGCAAGAATCAATACTCAACATGACATTTTAACTTCACCAAAACCAACTTCAGACACTTATTATATCCAAGTAAGTGTTGGGTCATCTTTCTTACAAACAAAGACTGGAGGTGGATCTGATGTATATGCTTCTAAGGACAAGAAGTTTACTGAACTTGAACTGAATGAAAATTTTGCAATTATTCCTAATGGATCTCAATTATCAGCTTCAGTCAGAACAATAAATTCCACTAGTATAGATGGGTCTGAAGTTGCTTATAATGACAATGGATATCAAGCAATTGGAATTAGTACAAATAATAAATTTGATTCCCCAAGAATGGTTGCATCTAGAGTTAATGAGTTGCAAAATGTGAATGCTACTAATTTTGTAGGAAACAGATCATTTGCATTAGATTTAAACTTAGCAACCACTGATCAAAATGTTTCACCTCTTATCAGTTTAGATGAGGCTTATGTGTTTGGTTCAATTTATAACTTAGATCAACCAATTGCACTCACTTCATATACTTCTGACAATAGAGTAAATTCAAACACTGATGATCCTCATTCATTTGTACACATTACAAGTAGAGTTAATTTGCAGCAAAGTGCTATTTCCTTGAAAGTTCTTTTGGCAGCATACAGACATGTAACTTCTGATATTAGAGTTCTGTATAAAATTTTCACAAATAATTCTCCAGACTCTGATCAAGTTTGGAATTTATTCCCTGGATATAATAACTTAGATGTGAATGGAGATGTCATAGACATTGACAATAATGATGGAAGATCTGATGCAGATGTTAGAAGTAGTTTAAATGATGAATATTTGGATTATTCATTCACTGCTGACAATCTTCCAGCATTTACAGGGTTCCAAATTAAAATAATTGGGACAGGAACAAATCAAGCATATTCTCCAATAATTAAAGACTTAAGAGTTTTAGCAGTACAATGATAAATCAATATGCTAAAGTTGAAGGGCATTCAAATTTAGTTAGAGATTTGAATACTAATGCAATTATTAATACAGATCAAAGTGAATTGACAACCTATAATAAGTTGAAAAAAAGAAAGGAAACTGAATTAAAAAGAATTGATAATATTGAAAGTGAACTTAAAGAATTGAAGTTGTCTATTGATGAGATAAAAGAATTATTGAGAGGAATTGTAAATGGACCATGAAGATTTAAAACTTGAAACTATTTCTAAATTATTTGAGTTTGAAAAAATTTCAAGAGAACTTGATTCTTGTACAAATATTGACTTGATGAGAAACCTTTGCAAATGCTATGTGAAGTTGTATATGAAGCAGGAAGAGGTTGTATCAAACTTAGTCAAAAATCTCTAAATACTTAAAAAGTAAAAAATAATGGCAAAACCAGCATCAAGACAAGAATTAATTGATTATGCTTTAAGACAACTTGGTGCTCCTGTTTTAGAAATTAATGTTTCTGAAGAGCAGATAGATGACAGATTAGATGATGCTTTGCAGTATTTTAATGAGAGGCATTTTGACGGAGTTGAAAAAATGTTTCTTAAGTATAAAATTACTCAAGCTGACATTGATAGAGGAAGATCAAGAGGTGGTGGAAAGAATGTGGGGATAGTAACCACCACTGTAAATTCTGGTATTGGCACATTTAAGTGGGAAGAAAATTCAAACTATATTCCTGTCCCAGATTCAGTCATAGGAATAGAAAGAGTCTTTAAACTTGATAATAGAACTATCACATCTAACTTGTTTAATGTCAATTATCAATTATTTTTAAATGATATCTATTGGTTCAGTTCTACTGAACTAGTCAATTATTACATTACCAAAAGATATCTTGAAGATATTGATTGGATTGTAAATCCACAGAGACAACTTAGATTTAATAAAAGGCAAAATAGATTATATATTGATATGAGTTGGGATGCTGTTGCAGTAGATAACTATTTGTTGATTGAATGTTATAGATTATTAGATCCAAATGATTACACTAAAATTTATAATGACTATTTCTTAAAACTTTATTTTACTGCAACTCTCAAAAAACAATGGGGACAAAATTTAATTAAATTCCAAGGAGTTAAACTTCCTGGGGGAATTGAATTGAACGGAAGACAAATTTATGATGATGCAGTAAAAGAATTAGAAGATATTAGAATGAGAATGTTAAGTGAGTTTGAAACTGCTCCCTTTGACATGATAGGATAATATGTTAAATCCATTTTTTATTCAAGGAACTTCTACAGAGCAAGGTCTTGTTCAAGACCTAATCAATGAGCAACTGAGAATGTATGGCATAGAAGTTTATTATATGCCAAGAGAGATTGTTACTACAGGAAAGGTAATTAAAGAAGTTTTATATTCAAAATTCACTAATGCATTTCCAATAGAAGCATACTTAGTAAATTATGAAGGATTTGATTCTAATAGTATTTTGATGAGTAAATTTGGTGTCAAAGTGACTGATGAAATGAATTTGATTATATCCAAAGAGAGGTTTGAAAACTATCTTGCAGCGTTGATGCAGGAAATTGATTTAGTTCAAAATTATTCTAGACCTAATGAGGGAGATTTACTCTACATTCCTTTAAGTGATAGTTTGATGGAAATAAAGTATGTTGAAAACAGAAAACCATTTTATCAACTTCAAAAAAATTATGTTTATGAATTAAGAT